CGAAGGTGACTGTATGAAATACGCTTCTTTGTTGATGGTTTTATTATTGTCTTCGTGTGTTGCTGATATCCCTGCTCCTAGTACACACCAGCACCAGAATCATAATCAAAACGGGGATTTATACTCTGATGGATGTGGAGCATGAGCAACACGGTGATTATAGTGGGTGCGTCAGGCAGCGGGAAAAGTACGAGCATTAGGGGTTTAGATCCGCTGTCAACTGTGATTATTTCAGCGAATGACAAGCCGTTGCCTTTTCGTGGTTACAAGAAGAATTACAACGAGGAAGCCAAGAACTTTTATCATATTCAAGATCACAAAAAAGTGATTGGTTACATTAGGGCAATCGATAAAAGACGGCCAGAAATTAAAACACTTGTGATCGACGACTTCAATTATTACATGACCCATGAGTTTATGAATCGAGTAATGGAGCGTGGTTACGAAAAATACAATGAGTTAGCTTTTCATGCATATGAAATGATTACAGAAATAACAAGGACGCGCGAAGATTTGACGTGTTTCATCTTGACGCATAGCGACACCGACGCACAGGGTAACGTAAAGATAAAGACAATCGGTAAGCTCATCGATGATAAAATATGTTTGGCTGGCATGGTTACCTGTGTTTTGCATTCCCAGGTACAGGATGGTAAGTATAAGTTTTTAACGCAACACAATGGAACGCACTTGGCTAAATCGCCTATTGATATGTTTTCAGAGCAATATATAGATAACGATTTAGAATTTGTACGGCAATCAATGACAACATACTTTGAGGGGTAAATATTATGAGTTTTTGGACTTCAGGAACAGGAATAGTGCCATCTGGAAAACCAGGGGACAGCTTTTTGACAAGCTTTGACGTTATTCCGGATGGCACGATATCAGATGCAAGTATTAAGAGTTTCTTACTAGTTGATTCGAATACGCCTTTTGGCAATAAAAAGTATTATGAAATTAAATGGAAGCTAACAAGCGGACCATTTAAGAATCGAGAAGTATCTCAGAAAATAAAATGTTTCGATGGTAGCCCTTTGGCGATTGATCGCAATCTGTCAATGTTGAAACTTGTGATGGGATTGTTTGAATTCAAGCCTCTTCATGCCAGCGCGCCAACAGACGCTGACTTAGCACCTATGCAAGGCCGGGTCGCTACGATCAAAATTGCTGAGTGGGAACTGACTACGCAAGACGGTAAAAATCTGACTGGCAATCACGTGACTGAAGTTCACGCTTCGGGTTCTGTTGCGAATGAAGTTGGGATTAAGAAAGTAACGCTGGTTGCAACGGGTGTACCGATGTCGGCTTTGCAACGTAACGCTAACAAAGTAATGGATTTAGATGACGTACCATTTTAAGTTTTATTTTTGCATATGCCAGCGATACGCTGGCCTTTAAATAGCAGCCCTCTATCGTGCGAATGGGCAACTAATTATTGAAAATTAAGGATTAATTATGGCTAGTATAAGTACTGACGATAGGGATATTCATTTAAGAGCGGTAATAAAATCAAATTTGGTTTGTGGCGATATTCTTTATATTGACAAAATGGCTGATGACATTTTAGCTGACATTATTGATGTTTTGTCTAATTTTTCATTACTTCAAAAATTGGACGCTGCTTCATGAGTCGCGTAACTCTTTCGGGCTACGTCGGAATCATGAGTAGCAACGGGCGATTTGAGGCGTATTACAATCGAAGCAAGCGCCGCGTTTACGTTGGCACGTATGACACGGTAAAGGAAGCGCTTCTTAATCAGTGTATTGCTATGGGCATGACTCAAGACAGTATTGATGCCAAGATGGTCGATGTGTTTGGAGCAATGAGTAGGCGCGAGATATTAGCGTTGTTTGATTCGGTTACGAATGCAATCCATGCGTATTTGATTATCACTAGTTGGACGACCAAAATGAAGAAAAACAATGACAGATGAATTGAAATATATAGCTTACATCCCCGCCCTGAACGGCGAGGTTTTACGCTATGACGATAAAGGTAAGCACAAAAGGATTAAACGCTAAATAGCATACGTACATTTATTGCCATTAAATTAATAGTTTATAACTAAATTAAATGATAAGATTACTCTTTGTGTCATTTAAGGATAAATCATGGGTGGGCTAGTAGTTATGGAAGGAAGTAATATTTATACAACGACTTGGATTATTTCCGAGAATTTAGGATTGCAGCATAAAAGCGTCCTTAAATTACTAGAAGAGCACTCAAACATTACTGAACTAGAGCGATTTGAAATCGCTGAAGTTAAGACAAAAGGACGGCCGATTAAGATTGCTTGTTTGAATGAATTGCAGGCTATAATTTTAGTTAGTTTAATGAAGAACTCAAAAGAGGTCATTGATTTTAAGGTAAAGCTAGCCCGTGAATTCTTAAAAAACAGAATGCTACTGCAACAAATAGCTACGCAACGCCAAAACCTAGAGTATCAGGTTGAGCGTGAGCAAGGAAAAATACAAAGAAAAAAATGCACGGATATAATTAAAGACTTTGTTGATTATGCTGTACGTCAAGGAAGCTCTAATGCCTCGCGGTATTACTCCAATATTTCAAAGATGGAAATTAACGGTTTATTTTTGATTGAACAGAAATTTAAAAACATGCGTGAGGTTTTGAATTCAGATCAGCTTCATATTCTTGAAATGGCTGACCGGGCCGTTCAAAATGCAATAATCGAGGGAATGGAAATTAATTTACCGTATAAAGATATTTATAAAAATGCAAAAGCAAAGATTGAGGCTATCAGTAAAATATTCCCACCCTCACCCATTGGACTATTGCTAGCCCATGATAAATCTTAGACCCTATCAATCACAGGCGATACAGGAAGCCATGGACGCATTAAGGCTGGACGACAAACCCGTCCTGCTAGAATGTTCAGTAGGTGGAGGAAAAAGCCTGTTATGCGGGTCTATAGCCCGCAAACTGGAATCAGTTGGCAAGCGTGTGTTGTGCTTGGTCTCTAGCTCGGAACTTGTCCGAAGCAACTCAGAAGCATTTAAATTACTTGGCGGAAACCCGTCAGTTTTCTGCGCATCATTAGATGATAAAAGTTGCGACCAACTCGTGATATTCGCGACTCCACAATCATTGATTTCCGCAATCAAAGCAAAGCACCCAATAGCCGATATCATTTTTAGCTTAATAATAGTTGATGAATCGCATCAAATAAACCCGAATAATGACCACTCTACATACATGCGAATCCTGAGGCATTACAAGCAAGAATACAAAGCCATGAGAGTATTGGGCATGACTGGCACGGCATTTAGAGGGTCAACGTCAATCGTGGGCACTCACGCGTTCTTTAAAACGCAAGTTGGTAACATCTCAACGCAATATTTGATTGAACAAAACTTTCTGGTGCCACCCGTATTCGGTTACACAAAAACGGAAGGATTTGACTTTAGTAAATGCAAAGCTCAAAACACAGGCGAATTTAAGGGCAAAGACCTGCAAGCCGTTATTGATAGCAAGAAGCGCCTAACATACGACATACTGCAAGAAGTGCAAGAAGTTATGGCTGATCGGGATGTTTGTATAATTTTTTGCAGCACCCGCGCACACTGTTTTGAAGCCTTGGCGGCACTTCCTGAGAATCAATGTCGAATCATACTAGGCGACACCCCAAGCGATGAGCGCAACGAATCCTTAAATCTTGCCCGTGCCAGCAAAATAAAATACCTTATCAGCGTAAATTGTTTACTTGTTGGCATTAATGTGACCAACTTAGATGGGCTTGTTTGGTTACGCCCGACGTCCAGCTTGCTCCTGTACATCCAAGGCATAGGGCGAGGCCTGCGTTTACATGCTGGAAAAAAAGACTGTTTGGTGCTCGACTACTCAGGAAATATTGATCGCTTCCAAGATTTTGATAATCCCATCATCAACGAAGCCATACAACCAAAACCAGAAGAAGAACAAGACTATGTAATCAAGTGTTACACCTGCAATACCTTTAATTCGATACATGCCAGACGTTGTAGAGGAATGCCAGACGACAAACGTTGTGATTATTATTTTGAATTTAAAGCGTGCCCATCTTGCTCTGTACAGAATGATATCGTAGCGAGGCAATGTAGGTCGTGTGAAGCCGAGCTAATCGATCCCAATGCAAAGCTAACACTAAATACCGAACGGTTCACAGTTGACGTCCTGCGCGCCGAATACTGGATAAATGTACCAGGCTATGGGAATCAAGTGTTAAACGCACGATACATAACTAACGATAAACCAGTATTTGAATCGTACGTAATAACTCAACGTTCGAAAAATATATTTTATGCAAAATTCATCAAGCACCATACCGAAAAACCCAGCGACTGGTACCCGCACATAATGAATAAAGAAAAAATGAAAGAGATGATACATCAAAACCCACTAAAAACACCTAACCAGCTTATCGTTCAGCCCGATGAATATGGCCGCTTGAAACTGATTAGTAAAATATTCTATAGNGAGTAGAACTCACATCAGCCCGACTAATGACTTTTTTTTTAAAAAACTTATAGTATAATAAAATAAATACTATAAAAAATCTTTATTTATAGTATAATGCCTTTTTTATTTTACAAATTAAGGGGTCCTTCATATGACGGAAGAAAAGAAGAGGAAAGGCACCCAGTTATTATCGCCTGAAGAACGGAAGATAATATCAGCAAAAGCGATTAAGGCTCGTTGGGATAACCCTGTTCTGAAGGTTACGCACGGGCAAGAAGACCACCCTTTAATAATTGGTGACATACAAATACCGTGCTTTGTTCTTGAGGACGGTAGACGCGTACTTGTTCAACGTGGGATATCAGCCGCAATCGGCCTTCATCGGTCTGCAAGTAACTCGCTTAGTGTATTTTGTCAAAATAAAGGGATCGAAAGTTTCATTGGTGAAAATATTGTAACCGCTTTAAATAAACCGATAAAATTCAAAACGCCATTGGGTGCTATAGCAAACGGTTACGAAGCCACAATTTTAGTTGATATATGTGAATCTGTTTTGCGAGCAAGGGATTCTGAAAAGTTAGTTAAAGCGCAAGAAAATATCGCTATGCAATGTGAAATATTAATCAGGGGTCTTGCCCGAGTGGGGATCATCGCACTGGTTGACGAAGCCACAGGGTATCAGGACGAACGCAAGAAGGATGGATTATCTTTAATACTTGAAGCGTTTATTGCCAAAGAGTTGCAACCGTGGGTAAAAACGTTTCCGCTTGATTTTTATAAGCAGTTATTCAGGTTGCGCGGGCTAGAATTTAACAAAGATAATATTAGAAGGCCTCAATATTTTGGCATGATAACCAATAATATTATTTATAAGCGATTAGCACCAGGGGTTCTTGATGAATTAAAGAAAATGACACCGCGAACAAAGTCTGGGAATAAATCAGTAAAATATTTTCAGAATTTAACTTTGGATACAGGCTATCGAAAATTATTAGATCATCTTAGTTCAGTGGTAACGATCATGAAATTAAGCGCCACGTATGAAGAATTTATAAATACAATGGATTTTATACACCCGCTTTTACTAGAAGATGATAAAAGTTCTTCTGAGCAAGAACAAGGAATTTAAGT